GTCTGACTGCACTGGAACACCAACGGCCTAGAGCCGCAGTGCACCCAAGTGAACGCTACAGAGCGTCACCTGCCGATGTCGCGTGGAGAACCTGCTGAGCGCTAAACAGAACACAACTCTCTACGCAAGGCGAGCCTCTTGGCTCCCGTACACATCCGAATCCGCGGCCGCGACAATTATGTCTTTAAGGTCTTATGCGTCGGTGTGAGGGAGCGGAGTACTCCGCCAAGCGCTTCGGGTCATGCGATCCGTCTCGCTAGCTCAGGTTCAGCGCCGTGCTGACTGGGCATGAGAGAACTCGACAAGATCACCGTCATCTGTCCGGAAGGTCGTAACCATACGCGAATCTGAACGGCGGAGCTTTGACTTTGCGGTCGTAACGTCATCATCGACAACGTTCGTATCGTCTATCGCAGCTTCCGCTTCGACGGTCTTGAGCACACGCAACTCATCGTGCCATTCGAACGGGCTAATAACCCGACTTCCCTGGTACTCGCGTGCTGCTTCCTTGTCTGCGGTGGACAACTGGCGAATTTTCCATTCGCCGTTGCAATCGTTTCGTACAGCCTGGTAATTCATTAGGCTGCACGGTTCGAGAGTCCACCGTTCCTCGTTCTCTCTCAAGGGTTCCAACTTCTGACGCACGACCACCCTACCGGGCTTGACATCAAGGACGACTGCAGCGCTAGGCTTTGCCTTGCGACAGTAAGTCACCCGTCCGTCCAGGCCCATTGGCTGGTTTAGGTCCCACACCCTCTCCTCGCCTTCATCCGTGGAAGACAGAATGGTCCCGAAGGACATATCTTTCCACTTGGAGCGGAGGTAGCCGGCAACACGTTGTTGCCATGGTGTGAACCTCGTCGTGCAATCAGTGGGCAATACAATCCCAAGGCCGCCCAACTCGGGCGCCGCGTGCATGTTGATCTCGCCACGATGCGTATGAAACGCAATGTCTGCGCGAAACATTTCATGTACGCGCAACAACGTGCGGCGGGGGTCATTTGACTCCGTAATCACGCGGTTGACCTTGGGTGCAAAAGGCATTTCCCTGTTCTCGGGACGCAGACCGACTCGAGCCTTCGTTTCCTCCTGGAAGTCGACTCTTCGCTCCACACTGCGGCCACTGTAAAGTAGGCCTGTGTTGAGGAAGCCGACCTTCTCGAGGCGGCCATCGGTCCGATGCACGAACCCCTCGCTGTTGATGGTGACAAAGTCCGGGCTGATGTAGTTCTTACCAGCGCTGAGTGTGAAGCCTGCGACCTTGGTCCAGTGCTTCCACACGCTGTAGAACTCATCATCTGCTCGGAAGCAAATGTCGTCACCGTTCACGAGGACCGGCAGTTCGTCGATCGAGAACTTCCGACCCGTGTGCTTTTCCAGCGCAATCCAATACGCGCTGACATTGATCACACACAGGATCGGGAATGACAGGGGACATCCCATGAGCTGGCCATTCGTTTGGCGGATCTTATGCTCATGTGGTTTCAAGGCGTTGTTGAACGAGCTTTCATGCTCGGCATTGTAGCGGAAATCACCGCCTTCGCCTCGAACATAATGGATGTCGTGGTTGCCTAGGACAGCCCTCGCGACTTCAGCCTCGTCCTCGGAGAGGCTGGCAGATTGGATTGCCTCCTCGAGACAAGCCAGGTTGATCTGCTGCGAGAGTCCGTCCGTCGCTGCGCTATAGTCACCGGAGACCCACTTGTCGAACTTCTCGAGATCAAGACGCTTACCGCGATTTACAAGATCCTCGAGGTCCGACACCATAAGTGGTCGTCCGGTCAGCCTGAAGGCCTGGAACTTTTGTAATCGTTCCCACATGGCCCTCTGGAATGGCTGCGCTGCGAAATATGGCATACCACTGCCTTTGGTGATCAAGCGGCACTTGAGCGGCTCCAAGATGGCGGCCACAGTTGCTTCGCAACTGCCACCATTCTTTCGGAGCTCGTCCAAGGCCAGCTTGACGGCGTACTGGGGTGTGACGCGAGGCAAAATACCTTCGCGCACCACTCTTCCAGGTTGATCCTCCG